ATCCAACGGCTGTGGAAAGAGCGTGATGAACTGCGATCTGAATGCCGGGTGCTAGTGCGCCAGAACGGGGAGTGGCAAGCACTTCACGCCGAACTGGTGGAGGCGCTGCGGAGTTTGTCTGATGAGGTAGAACGCTTTGGCCTGCATCATCCTGATGGCAACAGCAACTGGTGGCCGGTCACTTTGGAAAAAGCACGCGCAGCAATAGCAAAGATAGGAGAAAGAAATGTCTGACTTTTCCCCAGAAGTACGCAACTCTGCGTGGTGGGCTAGCGATACCCGCCGCGCAGCCTCCGGTTATGGCAACGAAGTCATCCTGCAAAAGCAGGGCAAGATGCCTATCCCTGACCTCTCCAACATCGAAGCTGTGCAGATGGGCCACGTCATGGAGCCCGTCATCGGGCGCCTGGCCCAGAACAAGCTCGGCATCGAACTCACCAAGATAGAGGAATACCGCACCCATCCCAAGCACGACTGGTTTCGTGCTCACTTCGATTTCGTGGGTCGAGAAAATGGCGAGCCGATTCTGGTCGAGTGCAAGAACTACAACGCTGCGGTGCGAAACAAGTTTGATGATTCTGGCCTCATGCCTGCTGCGGACATGGCTCAGCTTGTCCACGAAGCCGCAGTCATGGGCGTGCAGAAGATGTATCTGGCTGTGTTATTTGGTGGTCAGGAGTTTGTGCTCATTCCTAAGCTGGTGCAGGAAGCCGAAAAAGATGAACTGATCCAAAAGATGGCCGTGCTGTGGGGCCACGTCCAGGCCGGCACACAAGCCGATCCTGAAACCACCGAGCAGTGCAAGGCCATGTATCCCGTCTCCACCGCTGCCACCAAGCTCGCCAACGCAGCCATCGAAGACTGGTGCAACCAACTCGTGCGTGTCAAACACGAGATGAAGCAGCTAGAAGAGATGGAAGAAACCATCAAGACCCATCTGCAGAAGTACATGGGCGAAGCGGACACGCTGTCCAGCTTTGACGGCAAGGTGCTGGCCACCTGGAAGTCTGCCAAGCCCACCACCAAGTTCAACACAGACCTGTTCAAGACCGCCATGCCCGAGGTCTACAAACAGTTCATGGTTGAAGTCCCCGGCTCACGCCGTTTCCTAATCAAGTGAGGTTCACATGTCCAACCTAGTCCCGATGTCCGACATTGCCACGATGGCAGATGTCGCCTACAAGTCCAAGATGTTCGGCTTCAAGAACGCAGAAGAAGCCACAGCCATCATGCTGCTGTGCCAGGCTGAGAACCTGCACCCTGCGGTGGCTATGCGTGACTACCACGTCATCCAAAACCGCCCTGCACTGAAAGCAGACGCCATGCTTGCCCGCTTTCAGCAAGCCGGAGGCTCTGTGCAGTGGAAGGTCTACACCGACAAGGAAGTCACCGGCATCTTCAGCCACCCTCAGGGCGGCTCACTGGAAGTCACCTGGACGCTGGAGCAGGCCAAGAAGATCGGCATCACCACGAAAGACAACTGGACTAAATACCCTCGCGCCATGCTGCGTGCTCGCTGCCTGTCTGAAGGCATCCGCGCGGTCTATCCCGGCGTGGTGGTGGGCGTCTACACACCCGAGGAAGTCCAAGACTTCGACGACAAGGCCGCACCCAAGGTCAAGCATATGGGCAAGGCTGAGATCGTGGACAGCGAAGGCGTCATCACTGTTTCTGTCGAAGACGAGATCGCAAACTATCACTTCCGTCTTCCGGGCATGGATGTGCCTCACAGCAGCCACCACACGATAGAAGAATGGATAGACGCCTACGCGGCAATGGTGGCCAAGATTCAAAACTCCACGAAGTTCTCAGACGCAGAGAAGATCAACAAGCTCGACAGCCTCGGCAAAGAGAACCTGGAGATCATGCAGGGATTCACGAGCATGCAGAAGGCCAAACTCAAGTCGGCCATCGTGCAAGCCGGAGGGCAAGTCAACCCAAAGTTAGAAGTGTCCCTGCAATCAACGGAGACAACACCCAGCGCGGAGCCATTCTGAACTGGCTGTTGGCAGGTCATGGCCTGACCGCAGTGGAAGCCCTGGACAAGTTCGGGTGCTTCCGTCTTGCAGCCAGGATAGATGAGCTGCGCAAGCAGGGACACAACATCGTCACCGAAACCATCAAAGCAGGCGAGAAGGAATTTGCCCGCTATCACCTCGTGAAAGGAAAGACATGAACCAGCACCAAGAACGCCCCGGCAAAGGCGTGATGTATTTCGAGGAAGCCTCACGCGAAGATGAGCGCAAGCCCAAGTACAAGGGCTACATCATCCTAGAGATGGACTACAAGGCCGGAGACAAGCTCAAGCTCGCCTGCTGGGAGCGCCCGACCTCTCGGGGCTACAACCTCCTGAGCCTGTCTGAAGACAACTTCAGCAGGAAGCGCGAGCAAGAACGTGATGCAGAAGCCGACATCCCTAAAGAGGTCAAGCCCAGCTATCGCCGCAAGATTGATGATAACGACGTACCTTTTAATTAGAACGGGCCTATAATGGTCAGACCTTAGCACAGGGGTCTGGCATGGTTCGTTCTAAAGAGTGTTTTAAGTGCAAGACCGTCAAGCCATTAGACGAGTTTTACAAGCATCCGGCTATGGCTGACGGTCACCTCAACAAGTGCAAGCAGTGCACTAAGGATGATTCAAATAAGCATCGGAGTCTGAATTTAGATCGGATTCGTGCTTATGACAGGGAGCGAGGTAAGTTAGCTCACCGCATTGCATTGCGGACTGCATGTAACAAGGCGTGGAGAGCAGAAGACAAACGCCGAGTTGCTGCACATAACGCAGTAAGAAACGCTATAAAAAATGGCTCACTTGTTAAAAAACCATGTGAACGATGTGAAAGCGAAAAGTCCTTGGCTCATCACGAAGACTACGACAAGCCTTTAGATGTCATGTGGCTGTGCCAACCGTGCCATAAGCAGCGGCATAAAGAACTTGCAGAGGACTTCTGATGGCTGCTAGCCTGTCACCGACACAGCGTAGCCTTGCTTACCTGCGTGAGCAGGGCTACCTGGTGGCTATCGTAGAACGCTGGAACCCACACGCCCGTATCCGTCAGGACTTGTGGGGATGGTGCGATCTACTGGCTATACGCAAGAACGAAGTTCTGGCTGTGCAAGTGACAGCTTCTGCCGTATCAGAGCGTATTCGCAAGATACAAGAGTCTGAGACTGTGGCCGCTGTGCGTGACGCAGGCATCCGTATAGAGGTGCATGGATGGAGGAAGAACAGCAAAGGCCGCTATGTCCTGAGGATCGAAGACATCTCGTAGAGCTGCTGCAGATGAGCCTGCAGGACATTTGGAACCTCGCCTACCAGCTTGGGTATGAAGATGGATTCAACCAAGCCTCCAGTCAGCAGGAGCAGTCCGGTGCAACACCGGCTGGTTAGGACATGGCTGGCAGACCCGTGTTGCTGATCGTCTGCCACTTCTAACCAGCAAAGGAATCATCATGGGACGACCCCGCAAGGCAAAACCTAGGCCACACGTCTTTGTCGCTACACCCATGTACGGCGGCATGTGCACAGGCTTCTACACACAGTCCATGCTCCAGATGGGCACCGTGTTCCGCAACGCAGACATGGACGTGTCCTTCTCGTTCATGTTCAACGAGTCACTTATCCAGCGTGCTCGCAACGCACTCGTGCACGGCTTCATGCAGAAGTCAGAGTGCACACACCTGATGTTTATCGATGCCGACATCCGGTTCAATCCTAACGATGTCATCTCGCTGGTCAACGCAGACAAGGACATCATCTGCGGCATCTATCCAAAGAAGGAAATCAACTGGGCTGGGGTGGACTGGGCCTGCAAGCAAGGCGTACCTGCAGCCGATCTACGTCGCTACACAGGCTCTATGGTGGTCAACCTGGTGGACTACCAGGGCACCGTCACCGTGCCCGTAGACCAGCCGCTGCGTATCTGGAACGGCGGCACAGGTTTTATGCTGATCAAGCGCGAAGTCTTTGAGAAGCTCAAGAAGAAGGTCAAGACTTACCGCAACGATGTTGGTGACCTTGGTGGCACTATCAAGCCTCAAGACCTCATCCATGAATACTTCCCCGTGTTCATAGAAAAGGACACACAGCGCCTGCTCTCAGAAGACTATGCCTTTTGCAAGATGGCTCGGGAAGCCAAGTTCGACGTCTGGGCCGCACCGTGGGTGCAACTAGGGCATTTCGGAACCTACCTCTTTGAAGGTGGGTTGATTCCTGCGCCCTAACGCTTGTGAGAGCGTGCCTGCCGCGCTGTCTTCTTGCTGTCGATAAAAGCCTGACGGGTGGGGTAACCCTCCTGTCCGGGCTTCTTAGGAGGCAGGCCAGCAGCCCTGCGCTGGTTGATGTTGTAGTACAGACCGCGCTTCTCGGGTGGAGTCATCGGCATTTCCATCTCCTCATGCTGGCTTAGAAAATCTGCCAAAAGCGTCTCTTGGGCCTGGATTGACAATGGTTGGATGAATTTTTGCGTGTTCTATGTACGTCATTACACGCAAGTTTTCAACACGATTGTCGGCATGTATCCCGTTGATGTGGTCAACTTGATCGCCTTTTTCCAGGGGCTTTATGAAGGCTTCTGCGACCAATCTATGCACAAGAAACGATTTGCTTTTGATGTCTCTTGATTGATTTCGCCGCAACTTAACCTCAATGTATGGTTTTGTGCGATACCCATTTTTTTTGGCAGTGAGCGTCATAAGGCGTTCTTTCATCTGCGTAACGCCACCACCCTTGGTCTTGCGCACTCTAGCGACTGACATGACATTTCCTAAGGTGCTTACTTGGTAAAACCCCTCGTATCCCTTTATGTCGCGCCAAATCTCAACGGCACTTCCACCTTTGCATACTTGCTCGTGCACGGCTCCCCCTTGGGCTTGATTTTGCAATGGGTGCCATTCTCGCACAAAAGGATTTCTTCCGCGCAGCGTCTTTCTTGGTGCGCGGGTTCGGAGCAGGAGCTTTGAGATTGCTGCCTGTCTCACGGTTGTACTTGGCCCTGCCCTTGGCCGTCAAGCCTGCTCCACGTGAAACAGGCAACTTCTCACCACGGCCTACGCTCAGGCTTGGGTTGTCCTTGCTCATATGAATGCAGCCTCCGCAACTCTGCGCCTGGTCAGACCCGGCAACACCCGGCCTGCAGCCTTGTTCCACTTCACACACTCTTGCCGAGCACCAGGCCAATCCTTGGCGTCTATACGGCGTTTGAAGGTGCTGATCCGGTAGTTCCCTAGCCCGCAGTTGTACACCCAAGACAAGACGGCTGCAAACCGCCTGTCCGGTTCTTGCGCAAGCCCTGGAGACAGCCTCAGCAATCCAGCCGAGAAGTACAGGAGGTGCTCTTCAAGGGCAGTCTGCGCCCTCTCCACCGTCCATACCGTACCCTTCTGTATATCTCTTCCAGTACTGCCCCAACCAATAGTCCAAGGATCAGCGCCAGTACCAGGGTCAGGATAGGCAGTGCAGTCACCATTTGCCAGACGCCTCGCATAACCCTCGAAAGGCTTGACGAAAACATCTGCGCACAACTTGATAGCACTGCTGTTCACTTCTGGTATTTTTCGATGCTGCGCCCGACGAACCAGAATGTCAGGCACATGTTGAGCATGGCGAAGTCGTCGCTATCCCATACACGGGTAACAACCTCTGTCCAGTGCCCACCCGTCTTGAACGCCATGACCAGTGCTGCGGCCTTGACGGCGGCATACATGAAGAACAGCGCCCAGGTGATGCCAGGACGCACAAGAGCAGAAACAGCAGACACAAACCAGCCTGCCTCTTTCGCTGTCTTCGATTGCTCTTTGAAGGCTTCCTTGATGGTGTCAAGCTGCTGGACTGAGAAGTCCACATACTTTTCTTCCATCTTGAACTGACCACGCATCTTCTCCAGGTCAGTCTGGAGCGTGAACATGGCCAGCTCGTGCTTGCGCTCGTTGCCTTTGTCTAGGAACTTAAGCACCTCTGGCGCTAGCCTGAAAAGGCCACCAAAGATGGAGCCTAGCAATCCACCGCCAAGAACTTCAAACATACCTACTCCCTAGATGCAGTGACGGTATCGTCACCCTTGGTAACGGTTACCTTGTCACCTTGCACAGTGACTTTCATAGGCTGCTCTGGCTTATCCAGTCGGTCTAACTTGTCGATAAGTGTCTGAATGACTTTAAACTCGGGCTTCTCCTGCTTTTCAGCAGTTCCGGCAATGCCGTTCATCATGTTGATGAGCGCCACCAAGGCACCACCAATCATCGTCATCACCGCAGTAATCGCCGAGTCAGATAGGAAGTAGGAAGAGCCAACCCCGATCAGAACGATCAGGGTGATATAGAAGAGGCCAAATCTACCAATGGACTTACCGGCAACTTCTTTTGCCGTTTCCCCAGTAGACTTGACTTCATCCATGTCACATCCCTAAGAATCTCTTGAGGAACAGAGCCGCAACACCGGGGCCAAGGAACACAGCAGCAATGGTGATGTAGAGCAAATGTTCTATGCGCGTCATGCGCTTGCTGCCATCCTCTAGCCTTTTCTCTATTGCCTCATATCGCTGAGAGCACACGGCCTCATGCACGGCAAACCTCGTTTCCAACGTTTCCTCGGTCATATCTCACAAGCCTTCCCCTGGTGTGATGTAGAGCTTGGCGTTGTTGTGAGGAGCAATGATGCGCACATACACCGTCTTGGTGGAACTGCACTGCGGCCCAGTAAACACCTTGGCGCTGTAAGGCGGGATGGCAACGACAGGTGCGCTGTTGCCGTCAGGAATGGTCGCCGTGATGTTGGCAGTCTCTCCGTAAGCAACGAACACCGGATCGTTCTTGTCCGGGTTGCTAACGAAATACTGGTTGACGGGGCTCACTGCACTGATGGTTACCACATTGCCCTGCGTGTTTGCAGTAGCAGCAGTGGCAACCACGCAGTTGCCCATAGGCTGAAAGGCAATGTTGTTAGCCATCAGTACACCTTCTTGCCGCCACCGCTGGTGGGCGACTGCTTACGGTTGAAGTAATCGTTGGGACGGCCAGAGAAGTTGAACACAGGCGTGAAACCCTGCGTGCACGTCCCAGGCTTGAACTCACCCGGAGGAGACATAGGCTTTCCACCCATGTAGTTAGTGCCCAAACTGCTGACCGTGACCACGGACTTAACCATTGGAATGATCTTCACGGCTTTTCCTTTCTCTAGAGTAAACAAGAAGATACGCGAAAACGACAAAAATGCCTAGAGTTACCACACGCTCCCACACCGGCCCCCACATCGTCCAGCACCCTAAGGCAAAAGACGTAAGCAAGGACAGCAAGGACAGCAGCCGCTCTGACAATACTTTCAGCGCAAGAGTGACGATCTTGAGAGAGTCAATAGCCATGACGATTCCTGGTTAGAACGGAATAATCATGGTATCACCTCTACTCATCATCGTCACCATGCATGAACCCGCTACCCCACTCATCCATATCAGCCTTCTGCTTGAGAGCTTCTAGCTTCAATGCACGATCCACCACCTTCATCTTTTCGGTGATGGAGGCCGTGGGGTCTGACATCACGGCCACGAGAAGCTGATTGATGTGCTTCTCCAGCTCAGGATTGATGCCTTTGTCTTTACGCTTCATCGCTTGGACTTACGAGCAGAACCGTAGGCAATAGCCGCTGCCTGCTTCTGCGCCTTGCGCATGCTGCTAGGACGGCTGGTGCCGATCTTGCCGGTTTCCTTGAACTTGCGAACCATCTCTCCGATGTTGGTGGAGATGGTCTTCTGACTTGAACCTTTCTTGAGCGGCATGATTACCTCCGCATCTTGCGAGCAGGACGAGAAGACTTCTTGTCCATGCGTTCCATCATGCGCTTGGCTTCCATAGCCTGGCGGCTACCTTCCAGCTCATTCTCACCACCGCGCATGGCCTCTTTGTCGGCCTCGCGCTTCTCGCCCATAGACCCTGCCGGGTAGTTCTTCATGATTGCTCCTTATCAAAACACCCTACCTGCCGTGCTCACTGCCGTCTGGCCGACCAGGTATGTGCCCAGTGCCCCGACAATGATTCTTGTGCGCTGAACCTTGTCAGCAACTCGATCCACTTGCGTCAACTGCTGGCGCAGCTCCTGCAATTTGTTGTCGTCAATGATCTTGACGCCGGCCTTGGCTTCAGCATCTCTGATCTTTGGCAGTACCGTCCGATCAAAGTCCTGCACTGCTCGACCAGGCTTAGCCGCAACCAGCGCATCCACAGAGTCGGAAAACAACGTCTTGGCAGACTGGATGTCCTTCAGCCTCGTAGCAAGAGTTTTATTGGCATCGTCGATTGCGTTACTGATTGCACCGCTGATGCGCTCCTGCGACTCTTTTTCAATGCCTCTGGCTGCGCTAGCACGCCGCTCCGAAGTCACAAGATTGGCTTTGTAAGCCTCAATGTCTTGCCGCACAGGCTGCATGCCGGGAATGCGCAATAACTCACGGTTATCCCTAAGCAACTTATCCACAGCCTCAGGCTTGGAGACGTTCTCTAGCTTGCCTGCGAAATACCGACGAGCTGCAGCCGTGACGATCTGTTGGTTTCCTCCGACGGCATCCAAGAATTGCTTCGTGCTTTCGGGGTTCTTGAACACATCATTGGCAATCTGGTCTGCACTCTTGGAGAAGTAGCGTCCAGCAGCATCCTGCGTTTCAATCAAACCCTTGCCCACCCTGGTGCCGTACACCTCAATGGGCTGAGACAACCGCTTGTAGTCATCCAGATACTTTCCAAAGCTCGGCGTGAATTGCCGCATCTGGTTAGCCAACTGCCCATACACGTCCTTGGCAAGCTGCTGACCGATAGCCTTGTAGCCTTCTTCCGGCACACCAAAAGCAGCATCACCAACCCGGCGACGGATGATCTCCAAACCCTCAAAGCCTCGGGTGCCACCGATATCTTCCATCAGGCGACGGATGCTGTTGAGGTAGTCTCCAGAACCTCCTTTGGCCTGCAGATTGTTAAGGTAGCCAAGAATCGGCTGCGTATCAACAAACTGACCAAGCGCTTCCTTCTGTCCCGCCTCAGACCTAGCTGCGGTGAAGTTGGCATCTGCTGCCTGAGCACGCTGAGCCTTTATGCCGTCAACAAAATTCTTGGCTTGGCCACGGATGTATTCGCCAACCTGCGTCTCTGTCTGGGGAATCGGCTTGAAAGCACCAGCCTCAGGCAGCGTACGAACTCCGGCAAGCTCCCGTAGTGTTCTGCCTTTGCCTGCTTCTGCTCTCTCCGCAGCACGGGCTGCTTGCGCCTGACGTTCTGTTTGTGCCAAGCCCTCTGCCTCAAGAGCCGACCTTTGCGTTGCGGCAGCTTGTTGAGCAGCACGTTCTTCTGCCGTCAAGACTTGCGTTCCTGCACGACGGGCAGCTTCTGCCTCAACGCCTAAGGCAGTTTGCGCTTCCTCTACCGGGCGACCGCGCAATGTGCTGACCAACTGTCGGCCTGGAACTTGCCCTGCGCCTAAAGCGCCACCCAGTCCACCACCAACGATAGGTGGCAAACCCATGAGTCCGGCAAACTGGCCACCTGCTTCCGCGCCAGCAAAGCCGCCACCCCCTAAAGCAGCACGACGAGCTGCGGAGGTTTGTTGCAATCCCGTGCCAAGCGCAGTCAAGCCAGCGCCAGCAGCGCGTGTAGGAACGGTAGGAATGCGGCTAAGAACACCGCCAGCAGTACGCAACATTTGCGGTGCAGCAGCACCACCACCGGCACCGACAACACCGGCTGTACCAACTTCGCTAGGCGAAAGCTCTGGCTCTTCTGGCGCACGCAAGCCAAGAAATTTCGCGGTTTCTTCGCCAAACCGACGCATCGCTTGTTGCGTTTCGGGGCGAGAAGGAGTCGCGCGTTGCTTAGGGAACACGCCAAAAGCAGCCCCCATTTCCTGCTTGGTAGCAGCGCCCTGCTCTTTTTCTAAGCGAGCGCGGAACTCAAACTCTTCTTCTTCCCTCATTGCGGTTGCCTCGCTTTCCACTCTTGATAACGCCGTTCTTTCTCAGCATCGTCGTATGGGCCAGCACCAGCAGGTGCAGCCGGAGTCCGAGTGGCAGCGGCAGGAGCAGCAGGAGTCGGTGCAGCCGCAGGTGTAGGTTGACCAGTGATGGCAGCGTCATAGCCACGAACAACTGGCGGCACCGTCAACAATCGCTGCATCTTGTCATCAATGGTGGCTCTACCACGACCAAGAACAGACAACACATCTGTGACGTCATACGGCACCACGTTGTCCAGATTCTTCAAAATCTCCCGAGTGGCCGCACGCTGCTCATCTGTCGTCCCAGGCATCTTGTCGTGCACACGAATGCCAGTCTCAATCTCTTGCTTGACACGGGCAATGTACAAAGCCATGTTAATCGCCTTGTCACCAGCCCGAGGCTTTAGCGCGTTGAAGCTCTGAATACTGGACTTGGTGGCACCAGAGGCAAGACCCTGAGCCTCCAGGCGGGCTAGCGCAGCGTCTAGGCTGTTGGTGATCTGCTCAAAAGCCTTTTGCTCTGGAGTAGTGATTTCTCTGGCAATCAGTGTGCTTATGCTTCTGATAGCCGTTCCAGGGTCAGTACCAATGATTCCAGCCAACACGGGTGAGCTAGCCACCCCGGGCAACGTCATGATGTTGGCCAAGTCTTGTGCAGCGTTCTCAATGTTGCCGTACACACGGGATGCAAAGATCAAGGCATTCTGGCCTTGCCGCGTTTGCTGTCCTACACCTGCACGGAACGGAGTTGCCTTTGCCAATTCCTCTGGCGTGGCACGAGGCACCTGAGTAATGTCAATCGTGCGTGGGCCTTCTGGCGTCATCACAACTTGCACGTTGCGCTGAGCCTGCGCTTGGGCGGCTTGAGCAGCACGCTCACGAGCAGCCGCCTCAGCATTGAGGTTTGCCTGCACCATCTCAAGCGCCTTCATTGCCGCAGCTTCGCCTTCGCGCACGGTGTCATAAGCACCGACAAGGTTGCCGCGCCGCACTTGAGCCTTCACAACTTCAGACCCGGCCCTGACAGCGGCTAGTTCTGCAGCCTGCAGTCCAGCTTGACGGTTAGTCTGCGCTAACTTAATAGCGTCATCCATCTCTCGACGGAACTCTTGATGCTTTTGCAGCATCGTTTTGAAGTTCTTGTCAAATACATCCCGCTCACGACGGTATAGATCGGCTCGACCTGAGCGGTAGCCTTCCAGCATGCCGTTCATGGCGTTCATTGCTGCGAGCCCGCTGCTCTTCCCGGCCACCATCCCGACCACACCGATCAGGGAAAAGAGTCCTGCAATGTCTCGGAAGTTGTCCTGGGTCGGGACAAAGGCAGGCAATGGCTCAGCCTGCATCTTCTGCTGCATGCGTTCTTGTGCGCCAGAAACTTCCCGCGCAGCCTGCCGCTCTACCTGCATCTTGCCTTCAGCGGCCATCTCTTTCTGGGCTTGCTGACCGGCAAGAACCTCGCCTTCTGCGCCTTTGATCTCCTCACGAAGTTCGCCACGCCTTTCAACAAAAGGCTGACGCACACCCATGATGTCGGAGAAAGACAATCGGCCACCAGCAGGAGCCTTGGGCTCCGTGACCTTGACCTCGGTGTCAATCTTGGCAAGTTCTTCAGCCATTCCTAGCCTCCAGGCTGTTGCTGTCGAGGTTGCGAGAACAGGGTTCTGGCAATGTTGGTAAAGAAGCTGTTGGTGAGCTGATTCACGTACTGGTCAGCCTGCAAGCCGGTTTTGATCGCACCGGCTGCATACTGGTCACCAATCTGAGCCAAGCGCAGACCAAAGTCAAACTGCTGCTGTAGAAGCTGCTGACGGAAGTTTTCCACTTGCTGCATAGCTTGTGCAGCCCCAACGCCGCCACGGGCCTGCGCACCCTGCGCCATCCGTGCCCGCAAAGCCTGCAGTGACTGCTGCCCCACCGGGCTAAGCTCCCCACGCTGGGCTGCCGCCTGCAACTGCCGTCCCTGCTCTTGATAAGGACGTCCCATCGCACGCTGCTCTTCTGCCGCTGCGCCAGCCTGACGCTGTGCTGCCCGAGCCTGACGGGCACCGAAGATGCCGGTGACCCCGGCCAGGGCTAGGCGCTTGAGGAAATCATCGCCCTGCGCAGCCGGTGCTGGTGCTGCCGCAGGACGAGCTGCCAGTTGTTGCGCTGCTGCTGGCGCGGGAGGTAAGGCTTGAGGAGTGGCTAGTTCTGGAGTCGCAACCGGAAAGGCTTGTGCAGGCTCAAACTGCGGAGGTGGCAAACCCATGTCCATTTGCGGCTGAAACTCCTCTACGTCTCCATATCCAAAGTCGTAAAAGGTTTCATCCTGCACAGGAGCAGTTTCTGTGGCCACCGGAGGCTCTTCGACCTGAAAACTGGGGATACCAGTCTCTGGTTCTATTTTCCCGCTCCCCCCTCTGGCTTTGAGCACCTCGGCTTCCTCGGGCGTTATATACGCAAGCATGTGATTGGGAGGCGCTTTTGCCTGCAGCAATCGCGCAATCTGGCGGGAGCCGCCTCCAACCTGGGTCATGTTTTTGATAAACGATGCCATGTCACAGTCCTAGTGCGTCTTTAAGCCGCAAAGAAGCCTCGTTCCAAACATTTCTGCGAGGCTTACCAGTACCAGCGCGGATTTCACCCGCTGGCCTAAATGCTGTCAACGATTCTTGCAGCGCCGTGCTTGTTAGCCCACGGATACCGGGGCCGCGTCTAGCAAATACATCCGGCAATACCGTTACGCCGCCGCCACCCGTGCGCCGTCCAGGCTCCCGAGTCCCTCCGGTTGGGCGACCCGTCATACCGCCTTCTGTAATTCCACCAATATCTCCGGTGCGAGCCGTCGTTAGTTCGCCTGTTGGCACCTCTTCTGCCCCAGGCACAGGCTCACCCTCGTCTTCCTCGCCGCCGCCTACACCGCCGCCGCCACCCGCTCCTTGGCCGATGAGCTCAAGGATGTTTGCCAAGAACTCTTCCTCATCCGGCGTAAGTTGCACAGAAATGCCGCCGGGGCCACCGGGCGGGCCAGGAGGCTGACCAGGGGGCAATCCGGGCGGGGTGCCACCGCCTGTAGCTCCTCCACCTGGAGTGCCGCCACCAGGAACACCGCCGCCAGTCGTTTCCTCCGTCACCGGGGTCGTCGTCGGGGTAGTTGTTGTCCCCGTTGGGGTGGTAGTTACTGTCGGAGTCGTGGTAACTGTTGGGGTTGTAGTGATTCCAGTCGTCGTTCCGGTCGTCGTTCCGGTTGTAGTACCAGTAGTCGTCCCTGTTGTCGTGCCAGTCGTCGTGGCGGTTGTCGGCGCAGTCGTAGTGCCTGTGGTTGTGCCAGTTGTAGTATCTGTTGCTGCCCCCGTCGTGGTGCCGGTTGTGGTACCAGTTGTTACTCCTGGTGTTGTCGCCGTCACTGTTCCAGTTTGAGTGTCTACAACAACATCGACCACAGAGCCCGTTTGAACATTGCTGTCTGTGACTTGAGCAATTTGCACAGCACCGTTGTTGTCAATCACTAGCGCAGTTCCGGTGTCAGGGTTAACCTCGATCACAACGCCTGTGTTTGCGCCCGTGCCAGTGCTAACACCAGTGTCCGCAACAACATCAGCCGCAACATCCGCAGCGGCAGTTGTGTCTGCAGCAACTGTTGTATCGGCTGCAGCTGTTGTGTCGGCTGCAGCACCAGAATCGACCACTGCACCTGCGTCAGTAGCAGCAGTTGTTTCTGCCTCTTGTTGGGCTTGAACCTGATCAACAACGTTTTGAGTAATTTCAGCAGCAGAATCTGCCGTTGCATCCGTGTTAGCAACGATGTCAACGACAGCATTTGTCGCAGAGCCTGAAGTCACATCATCTTGAGTCACTAGATCAGACTGCGCAAGATTGGTGACCGTGTTGTTGATGTTGTCGGCGGTGTCTTGAGAGACAGTGACATTGGAAGAATTTGCTCCGGTGCCTGCCACTTGCTGATCAACTTGCCCTGTTGTGTCAGTTATGGATTGCGTGTCCGAATTGATCGTGACCACATCTCCGCTGTTGAGTTGCTGGCCGGAGTCATTTGTGACCAAAGAAACGCTGCCATCGTTGTTGATGACTAAAGCATTGTTTTGATCAGCGCTAATCACAACAACAGTGTTTTGTTCTGCTGTGACATCTGCTTCGCCTGCAGTACCACCGCCTGGAGCGGCCTTTGTCCGGTCAACATAACCGGCATTGACCAATGCAGCAAGGCCATCTTGTCCTGCTACCGCAACAATGGCTTCTGACGAAACATTGTTATTTGTCAGCCAAGTGGCTTTTTGAGCCCCGGTCATCGTCGTCCAGTTGGACGGCAGCGTCACGCCTTGTTGAGCTGCAGCAGTAAACAGCGCATCCTGTTGCGCTTGTTCTCCCGCAACATCAGCACCAGGCACGCTTGTATCAACTTGGTCTGTTGTATTGGTTGCCGAGTTAGTTTCAGGATCAACAGCAACCACATCTCCCGCGTTGAGTTGCTGACCCGTTGCGTTGTTGACGGTGTTGACGTTTCCAGATGAGTCAATAACCAACGCACTGTTGGTGTCTGCACTAACCACAACAGCCGTGTTCTGTCCGGTATCTGCTCCCACAGCCGGTGCTTGTGCGCCAGTACCAGGAGCGGCACCTGCGCCTGCGCCTGTACCTGCGCCTGTACCAGTAGCGGCAGCTCCAGTGCCCGCCGCAGCTTCTGCAGGAGTAACAACTGCTTGTCCGGCGGTGATGGCACCTGTAGTAGTGCCACCAACCAACGCTTCCATCGTGCCTTGCGTCAGCGCCTGATCCAGCGTGGGCATACGGTTGGTAATGGCAACAGCCTCAACAACGCCTTGACCGAAGCCTTCCGCAAATTCAGAAGGAGTTTCAGTTAGTGTTGAACGGGTAACGCTGCCAGGAACCTTGCGCACCATCGCCTCAATCATTGGCGATTCACCCAGTGCTGTCGTCACCAGAGTAATAAATCCTGACCCCAAAGCAGCAGGCAACGCAATCTTGGCTGCACGCTCTTCGCTAAATCCTCTGTTTTGCAGAGCCTGCGTGACGTTTTGATAGGTAGCAGTTGCCGACTCTCCAGCATCAAGGAGCGCGTTTGTTCCAGCTGCTGCACGAATGCCGTACTTCTGGGCAATCGCCTCACCAAAACGCATCTTTAGCGCCGCGTCAACGGCACGGCCCACACGTACAGATGCCGCGATAGGCAACAACTCTTGCACGCCCTCGCCAATGGCCCAGTCAAGCAAGGCGGCAGGGTTGCGTGCAGATGCCGCGAGTGCCGCCCAAGCCTTACCTGCCAAGCCTTGCGCATTGCTGATCGCCTCAACAATGTCGTTCTGGCCAATACGGATGCCAGCTCCAGTAGCGCCACGGCCATAGCTTTGAATGTTAGCCGCAACGCTTTCTAGACGCTTGTTGCCCGTGATGGTTGCAATGTAACCAAGTTGCTCACCAAGTCCTTTGGCTGCGGCTGCAGTGAAGTAACGAGCAATGTTTTCGCCACCGATGTTGCCGCCCGTGCGATCACCAAGAATGATGGGCTGTCCAGTAAAGGGATCAATTTGCTCAGAAGCCTCCTGCACAAACTGATCTTGCAAAACCTGCTGCTGCTCTTCTGCGGTTAGCTTTTTGCCTGGAGTTGTAAAACCAAAAACCTCTATGCCGTAATAGGCGCGGCCTTTGTCGTCGTACAGGATCGTGGCATCGCCTCTGGACACTTCATCCTGAGAAGCAATACGGAACGCTTGATTACCGATCTGCGAGTAGACCGCTCCTTGGTCTTCTATAAAACTCGGCAACTGGTCTTGCGGGATGGTTTCAACCGTGAAAATATTGGCTGCACGCGGCACCAAGCCAAGACCTTGACCAACAGGCGTCGTCAAAGCCTTTTGCGCAAGTTGATCTTCTTGGTTGTTGAGGATGTAACCCGCAGCTTCGTTGAGGTCACCCTGGCTCATGCTCGACAGCAGAGTCGGGTTGTACTGCGACAGTACCCGCACAGCCTCAAGCTGATTGAAGGTCTGAATGCGTACGCCTGGAGGCAGTTGCTGTTGAGCAATTAACACATCTTGGCTTGCAGGATCAACCGCAGCCTGCCCGGCTTCTCCACCGGCAGCTTGTCCACCACCTGCACCACCACCACCACCGCCAGTCAGGGTCATGTTGATCTGACCAGTAGGCGTCAACGGAGCCATAGGCTGTCTGCCAGCAGAAGGCAGGCGAGCCGGTAAGCGCTCCACGTTTTGCTGCACCACTTCCGTGATGGCCCCGCTCATTAGCGTGGTCAGTGCTGCCTGCGCAGGATCGCGGCCACTAGCCGCTGCCGTAGCCGCTGCTGTCACAGCATCACGGATAGGTTTGGGAATGTCTTGCAAATTCTGAGCAGACACCGCGTTGGCTAGCGAATTGACCATTGAGGTCGTAAACGCTTGCAGTGCAGCCTGATCAACATTACCTTGCCCGGTCAATGCAGCTACAGCGGTGCTGCTGATGGTCTGGTTGATAGCCCGCTCGACAGCTCTGCCCACCGCAGGGTTGTTAAACGCAGCGCCAATGTCCCTGGACAGGTTGCGAATCGCGTCTGAAGCTGGGATAGACCCGCCGCCAGCAAGCGGAATATCAATGTTGTTAAGGACAGAACTGGTTGCTTCTGATCCGTAAGCGCCTACCGCACTGAGAACTGCTGCCTGCAATGCCCTTTCAAAGTCTCCGGTGCTTGAATATGTAAGCAGTCCAGATGCTGCCGCAGTAGCAAGTGGAGTGCTCAACAGCCCTGCACCGGCTGGGCCAAGTACAGCGCCGACACCAATCGCCAAACCAGTTTGAACAAGCGCGTCGGCAACCGTTTTTTGGTTGAATGTTGGATTGAAGTACGGCGGGACGATGTACTCTCCCGTACCTGAAATCAAAGCTAAAGTCGCGCCGAGCTGTCGCCCCTCCATATCCCGAGGCTGGATGATTTCAATGTTGCCGTCTGGCAGAAAGTTGTAGACAGTGTTGCCGCGCGTGATAGGGAAGCCACTGTTGATACCTCGTGCAGAGTCAATCCCTGCGAACTCAGCGTCAGTCAGCGAAGAAATTAGTGCATCAACATCAAAACGTTCAGCAGTAGCTTGCGCTGCCGGTGCAGCAGCAGGAGGTGCTGCCGGAGCGGGTGCAGCAACAACCTGCTGATCACCAAGATCAAGTTCATTGAAGTCCTGATCTTCTGCCATTCTTGCTGCACGAACCATGTCAGACTCCGAGTCTCTGCGCGATCTGTTTGTGGATGCTTTCATGCACGCTCAACCAGTCGTAGAAGTCTTCTTCCACGTTCCAGTCTGCGTCTAGCAACTGAAAAGGATTGTCGAGGTTGAGCTGTGAAGCCAGCGCCTGGTGCATCTGGTTGTGCACAAACAACCAATCATCCAGGTTTGCCGGATCAGCTTCCATGATCGGGTAGTCAGGAATAGCGACGCCCCTGTCACCTAGCGTGTTGTAGAACAGTCGATGCTGCAGACCGTTCTCAAACAACATCCGGCCAAGTCCGTCTACATCACCGAACTTGACATTGGACAGGTCATCAAAGTTCATGACTACACGCCGTAGTACGGAATCTTCTTGTTTACGCCGTTGATCTGCACAACCACGTAGCCCTCTGGCACCAGCGGCAAGCTATCGGTGGCAAACGTGACGGTGTTGGATGTATTGCTTAGGTTGACCGAACTGGCCACGATAGCCACGTTGGCTGCTGCCGTGAGCCTGCCTTGAGCGTCTACCGTGAAACTGGCTACATTGCTAGCGTCACCGTAGCTACCTGCAGCTACAGCAGTATTGGCTAGGTTGAGCGTGACATTGGCACTTAGTGCACCACCGCCAGACAGACCAGTACCAGCCAACACGTTGACCGTGTTAGGGACAGCACCAGCCACATTCGCAACGGCAATGTTAATAGCGACATTTGCTGCACTTATTAGACGCCCCTGCTGGTCAACCATGAACTGCCCAACCTTGTCGGCATCACCATAGGTGCCCGTGGTGACAGCCGTGTTGGCAAGCGTAATCGTTCCTGTAGTGGTAATTGGGCCTCCAGTGAGGCCCGTACCCGTATCAACTTGCGTGACAGTACCGCTACCGCCGCCGCCGCCAGAGCCTGTTTGTACTGTCTTGAGCATGATCTACCTCAGAGGCCATCACCCGGAACGATGTAAACGGTGGCATTGCCAGAAGCGGTAATGCCTGTGAAGTATGCGTTGGGCACAAAAGACAAAATCTCGTCCGTGCCTGGCAGTAGTGGAATGCTTGCTGCCGTGTTACCTGCGGTCAACACCGTCGCTGCTGCGTTGGCCTCTGCTGCCGTTGTGCCGTAGCCAAGAAACACGGTAACCGTGCTGCTAGCGTTGATGATGCGGTACTGATTTCCACCCAGCGTGGAAGAAACTGCCTGTATAGCCGCTGGAGCCGTGGTGTCAGCCAAGAAGCACACACAGTTGCCTGTCTTGGTAAATGCTTGGATACCCATCACACGCCTCCAGAAATCGTCTCGCTAGCCGTCGCTAGCGTTATCGTGTCATTGGCAGAACCAAGATCAACAACAGGCTCCACCACCACATCGTGGTTGTGCTCTACACACAGAACCCACTTCACTTCCGACTGGCTCCAAGACCAGCAGTGCCCCTCTACAGGCGCAGGCATCACAGGACGCACCACCCATCCAGGGGGAAACCACCACACCACCTCCTCGCCATCACCGGCAACAGGAGGTTCCGGCACCTCTATCCAGCCTTCTGTGCCATCTGTCTGCGGCTTAGGAATTGATCCAAGTTTGCTGTAAAGCATGACTAGCCTCAGTTAAGGGGGAACGGAGCTGTTGGGGCCGTGAAGTTGGCGGTGTAGCGGGCGTACTTGGTGATGCGAAGGTCGTCGATGT